AAGTTGTTGTCCACTGACGCCATCTGACCATCAGCTTGACGCTGGTAGTACGAGTTGCGCTGTTCAGTGAACTCCTTTGGTGTTTTGCAAAGCAGCAGGCCACCGATCTCAATGCTGTCCGGGAACCGGCCTGAACCAACCCCCATCAGTTGAATCTCAGGATGTTCGCTTGCTTTCACGGGCTCCCAGCCCTCGCGGAGTTTTGCGGAAACATTACCTGGGTCGTTAGTGCCCAAGGTGCTGACGCGAATCCAGCGGAACGAATAGCCTTCTTCCGGGTTCGGATCAGGCAGCGCTGTAGGAGGCATCCACTGCTTGGGCCGTTCAGCCTTTGCTCGGGTGTCCAGTTCACGGGGATTACGTTCAGCCATTTTGTTTCCTCATTTCTTCCGCAACCGCGCGGGCGTACTGCTCATTGGTCAGTCCGAGCCGCTTGGCGATTTGAACTTGTGATTGCGTCAACACGATTTTTCGGGGCGCTGTGCTTCGCGTGGCAGGTGCTACAACCGACGATTTACGCTTCTCAGAGTTAAACGCTTCTGGGAACCGCTTGCGTACACGAGAATTGATCTTCTCGTAGTACTCATCGCTGCTTGTATCTATCCCACTTTCCACAAGATCTTGGTGTACTGCCAGAGCAAGGGCGGTCATTTCCTTGTCGTCCCCAAACCAAGAATTGGCTTCTTGCCACGCTTTGGCTTTGGAATCAACTTTAACCGTTTGCTCAGGTCGCGGAGCGGGTTGTACCACAGGATTTTGTGGTTGTGCAACTGCTGGCTTGAAATTGTTTACTCGCTCTGCTTTGTATTTAGCAGCAGCAAGTGCCTCTTGAGCCTCAACCAAAGCATCAGAGTCCCCTGCTTCATATGCAGCTTTGAACTTCTGTTTGGCTTGATCAAGTTCGTTTTGAACAACCTTTTTGGCCTGTTCAAGCAGCGCTTGCTGGCCTTGGCCCAAACTGCCCTGAAGACGCTTGTTCTCTTCTACAAGGTTATGAGCAAGGCGCACTGCCTCTTCACGCTCACGCAAAGCAGACTCTTTGGCCCGACGTTCTTCGTGATACCCCTTGGAGAAGTGCTGGATGCGCTTCTTCACGCCCTCGGAGTACTGGGCAAGCTCGTCGTCAGTGACCTCTGCCGGAGCTTCTTTCATGGGTTTGCGCCCACGGTCCTGCTCAGGGGTGTCGTCTACGACCTCAATCTCGGGTTCGCCTTCAACTTCGATCTGAAGTTCTTCGGGCTTTTCCTTTTCATCAGGGAACCGAAACCGTTCCTCGTGTTCGTGGTTTTGCATGTCCTACTCCTTATGCTCGCTTGATGCCACGGGGGTCTTGGACAACCGCTTCAACGCTATCGTCGTTGATGATCCGCCACTCAGTACCATGAATCTTTAGGCGCGTGCCCGTATTCGGCCTCACAAGGACGAAATCGCCTACCTTGCACGAAGGCCCACTGGGAAAGCGCAGCGGATCTTTATAGCAATCAGGCCCCATCTTGGCAACAAACAGCACCGGGCTCATCACCTCTTCGAAGTGCATGGTCTGACCAGACTTGATCAGCCCGCTCTCGTACTCTTCTTCTGCCTTGGGCAGCATGCAGAGCAGGTGGTACGTCACAGGATCAGGCACCTGACGGGCCTTTTCTGCGTCACTTTCGGGCAATACCGTGGTACTTGCACCGTCACTCAGGAGGATTTCACTCATCGTCGTTTTCCATCTTTCGCACAAGGTCGGTGATAAAAGCATGAGCGCGTGAAAGACCCTGGATTTCACCCGTCATGAACTTGTACTCGGCGTAATCTTTTGCCGAGCCTGAGATAAGCGCCTGCGCGATGGACTCGCGGCGCTCCTCAATTTCCTTGATAACCACGTCAAACGCAGTGGTCATATTCACTCCTTACTGTTTTGCCCTTTGTTGAGGGTTAGTTTTAATCATGCTCTTCACCATATCTGCACGGAGTTTTTTGTCTCCTTGCATTTGTTGAGCCTGCAATCGAGCGGCTTCTTTTTGTGTTTCAACTTGCAACCTTTGTTGTTCAAGAGCCAGCTTTTGTTGAGCGATTTGAAAATCTCGTTGACTATCAGCTTCCTTGCGCTTTAATTCTTCAGCCTTCAATTGCAATTCGGCTTGAGCCATTTGCAACTGCGGGTTTTGCGCCATTTGCTGAGCCTGTTGCTGCTGGGCTTTTCCTGCATTGCTTTGCAACAATTGTTGAGCAGCCTGAGCTACCAGACGAGACAACTGGACCTCAGTCTGCTCGTCCAGTTCCTGATCCGGCGCAGTCATGGGTACACCCAGTTGCTGCTCAATTTGTTGCCTGTAAGCAAACGCCATGTGCTCTGCGATGTGAGCCATCACTGCGCCCATCATCTGCTGAGCCATAGGGCTTTGGCCCATCATTTGCATGATCATGGGGTCTTGAATCATGCTCATATGAGTCGTAATATGAGCCTGATGGTCCTGATAAATAAACGCTTTGGTGGGTTTTCCGGTCAGGAAACTCATGTTTTCTGACACAGGATCACGCGGTTTCTGATCGTCTTCAACCGGGACCAGCTTCTCTGCGTTCTTGATGCCCAAAACCTCAAGCATCTGCCGGTGCAACTGAGGCAAGTCGTAGATCTGCGGGGCCCCTTGGGCCAACTGCAGCGCCGCTTGGTACTGCATGATCCGCTGCGCCATTGTGGCGGCGTTGGGATCAGACACGGGGATGACTTCCACCATGTCATAGTCAGCCTGCTTTACAGATCTATCTCCGCCTTCAGGCACATACGCATAATTTGCAGGCAAGAAATCACGAATGATCCCCTTCAGGAGTTTAAACTCCATCCGCAAACTAGCGTGAACTCGCGCCTGAACAGCACTCATCGTTTTGAGTTGCCGCTCCAAAATTGCCAGCGTAGTCCCCACTGGAGCCTGGGCCGACATATCACTGATCTTAAGATCAGCAATAGCAGCTAGTCTGCGGCCATCTTCGGTAATCTGCTGAAGCAGCGCCGCCAAAACTTGGCTCGGCTCCTTGTACGGCAGGGGCATGATGTTGTCCCTGACCGATCCGCTGGGGATATCCACATCCCTAAACTCACCCGGAGCAATAGGAGTGTCGTCACCTTTGATTCGCAATCCCCGGCTTTTCAGACCACCGGGCAGGTTGGACAGGGTGCCAGCATCAACGAGTTGGCGAATGATGGAAGTGCCAGCGCGAGCATAACCACCAATAAGGTGGATATAGCCCAGACCATAAGCGCCAAAACCAGGGATATAGGTGTATTGGACGAAGTGCTGTCGCTTGAGTTTCTTTTCGTCCGCTTCTTCCCAGTTTCGCCGGATTGCCAAAACCGTCTGAGTACCACGCTCAATCGTGACCACATATGGCAAAGGAACTTCATCTTCGTACCCCGGCATATCCCAGTCTACGTGGATCTCCAGCACCTGATACCGATCGTCATCGGTAAGGGTATACCCCTGCTCCTCGGCTTTTTTCTTCTCAATGTCAGTAAAGAACCTGACAGGTTCATCCAGTTCTACGTCTTTATAAAAGCCAGCAACCTGTAGTTTCTTGATCTCGTTCTCAGTTTTACGCATGATGTGTGTCACGCGCTCTGCTGTATAAACATTTGACGCCCCGTAAGGCATGATCAAATCTTCAGCCGGTACAAACGGAGCCGCAGGTAGCTCAGTACTCGGGTTGGGATAGATCTTCTTGAACGCCGCACCTGACAGGCCAAGGGAATACAGCATCCGCTCGTGCTCGGACCTGTAATCAATCATCCGCTCGGTCAACATGAAGTTCATGTCATCACGAACACGCTCTGCCGCATCAGTTTTTAGCTGGTCAATCTCACCAATGATCTGAGTCTTCACCGGACCTTGAGCCGGGAAGGTCTCCGTGATCATTTCCGACTGGAAACGGATAGCCGCTTCGGTTAAAAGTGGCGAGTAAACGCCACAAGCGCCGTTCCAAGGTTCCGTTCTTTCCTCATACTTCATCCCCAGGACTTCCAGTCCCTTGACAAACATCTCTGTCCAGTCTTTTCGGCTGTTGATGTCCGCATCTACCAGGGAAACAAGGTCAGACGCCAGAGTCTGAAGCTCGCCGTCGTCCATGTACTCGGCCAAATTTGCGCCAAAATCCTCTGCCAGCAGCGGCTCTGGCATCAGATCAATTTCTACCCCGTCAATCCCAATTTTTACGTCATCCGGGTTCTCAATTTCGATCTCAAGAACAGGTTCTTCGGTCATCATGCCCATGTCCATAGGGATAAGGGCTTGGTCCATGTTCGTTGCCATGTTGAATCCTTAATAGAAGGCGACTTTTCGCTTGAAAGACCGCTCGTCGTCACGTTCGTCTGTCTGTAGACGAAGAAAACCACCCTGCCGGAAGCGGATCAGTGCCTGAACAGCACTATCAACGTCATCATCATGCGGGGCGTTGGGGAATGCGGCCATGTTTTCGATGAGTTCTCTAGCCCACCGGGTGTCTGGAGCCCACACTTTACCCGACTGGAACAGATCCGCCACCGAATTTATACGCACAAACTTGTCGTTTCCCCGACTCGGGGTGTACTCAGACACCGGAATGCCCATTTTTCGTAGCTCAAATATTAACGGAGCACCCGCTGCCTTGGCTTCCACGATGAAAGCATCCGGCTCCCACTCTACATAGTGAGCATGCGCCTTCTCTTTAAGCTCAGGGAACTCCATCCGCTTCTGAAAACAGTCCAACAAGATGATGTTCACATCATTCTCGTCCTCGTTCATGTGGAACACACCCCACGTAGTACAGGCCGAGTAGTCATTCCTCTCACCCTTAGTAAAGGCCGTGTCCCAAGACTGGATCACAAACTCACACCTCGGGGCTTGTTCCTTTTCCCAGATCTTCCACCACTCTCTTTTGACAATCGCACCCTCTTCAGCGGTGGGATTTTGCTGGTACTGAGCATTCCACTTGGCCGGGGGTAGTTCATCCCTCAACGCGGACAGTTCCTCATACGACCAAAACTCAGGCCAGAGAGGTTTACCAGACGGCATGATCGCCGGGAGTTCAATGATCTCCCACTGATCCTCTTTACCCAGCTCTCCAGCGGTCTTAAGGATCTTACCTGTTAGGTCCGACTTGGACCACCTAGTGTTATGGCTTACAACACCATTAGCAATGAAGTTTTCTGTGCGGTCAATCTCAACGTCAAAGACTTCTTCTTGGCCGTCAGCCGTTATTGCAACTATCTGATCCGTAGTGAAGTCTGAGATACGCTGCAGCTCGTTCAAGAATGCTTGGCGT